GATTAAAAAATGCAGCTGCTACAAAAAAGCTAGCAATATTTGATGCTTTTGAAATATTAAATAGAATCCAAGAAGAAGAAAACTTATTAGAAGGTAAAGAGCCTGAAGATAAAGTAAAAGTATTTAAAGGGTTTGCAGAAGGTAGATCAAAATAATGTACGAGCAAAATTTAGTTAAAATAATTGAGCCAGTTAAAATTAACACAATTAAAAGGCTTAATAAAAAAAATAAATGGGAATATGGATATAATAAAGAACACGATATTGTCGTTATATCAAAAACTGGTAAAATCGGTGAAATACTTGAGATACAGAATTTGCGAATTGCATTGCCACAAAAGCCAGTGCAAGTGTTCTCTAACGAAGTAAAAAAGTGGCAACAATTTGAATACCCAAAAGAACTAGCAAGACTTAAAAATATATTTGACTGGAGAGCATACCCAGAAGAAAGTAAGGCAAAGTGGTATGATTATATAGACGAAGAGTTTAAACGAAGAGAAGAAGGTTTCTGGTTTAATAATAAAGGTACACCAACATATATAACAGGTACACATTATATGTACTTGCAATGGAGTAAAATAGATGTAGGTGCGCCTGATTTTAGAGAAGCAAATCGACTATTTTATATATTCTGGGAAGCGTGTAAAGCCGACAAAAGATGTTACGGGATGTGCTACCTTAAAAATCGTAGGTCTGGATTTTCTTTTATGTCTTCAGCAGAAACAGTTAACCAAGCTACATTAGCAAGTGATAGTAGATTTGGTATACTCTCTAAAACAGGTGCAGATGCTAAAAAAATGTTTACAGACAAAGTTGTTCCAATATCAGTTAACTACCCGTTCTTTTTTAAACCGATTCAAGACGGTATGGATAGACCTAAGTCTGAACTTGCTTATAGGGTTCCTGCAAGTAAGTTCACGCGTAAAAAGATTGTGGCAAATGAACAGCAGGAAGACTTGGTTGGACTTGATACTACTATTGACTGGAAAAATACAGGTGACAATAGTTATGACGGAGAAAAGCTTGCTCTGTTAGTACACGATGAAAGTGGTAAGTGGGAAAGACCCGATAATATATTAAATAACTGGAGAGTAACCAAAACATGTTTACGATTAGGTAGTAGAATTATTGGTAAATGTATGATGGGCTCAACATCAAACTCATTAGATAAAGGTGGAGAAAACTTCAAAAGACTATACAACGCATCCGACGTCACTAAGCGAAACAGAAATGGACAGACAGCGTCTGGTCTATATTCTCTTTTTATCCCAATGGAGTGGAACTACGAAGGATTTATTGATGAGCACGGAAGCCCAGTCTTCAATACTCCGAGTGATGAAGTCTTTGACCCCCATGGAGAGTTAATAGATGTAGGTGTAATAGATAGCTGGCAAAATGAAGCTGATGGTTTAAAAAATGATCAAGACGCTTTAAACGAATTTTATCGCCAGTTTCCAAGAACTACAGAGCATGCGTTTAGAGATGAAACAAAAAATAGTATATTTAACTTAGTAAAAATATACGAACAAATAGATTACAATGAAGAAATGTCTAGAACACTAGGTATTTCAACAGGTAGTTTTCAGTGGGTTAATGGAGTTAAAGACACAAGTGTTATATTTTATCCAGATCCACAGGGTAGATTTAAAGTAAGTTGGGTACCACCAACACATATACAAAATAAAATTGTAATTAAAAATGGTATAAAATATCCTGGTAACGAGCATATGGGTGCTTTTGGCTGTGACTCGTATGACATATCAGGAACTGTAGATGGTAAAGGATCTAAAGGCGCTTTACACGGTTTAACTAAATTTAGCATGGAAGATGCGCCAGCTAATCAGTTTTTTTTAGAATATATAGCTAGACCACAAACTGCAGAGATGTTTTTTGAAGATGTATTAATGGCATTAGTATTTTATGGTATGCCATTACTCGCGGAAAATAACAAACCAAGATTATTATATTATTTAAGACGTAGAGGATATAGGGGATTTAGTATGAACAGGCCTGATAAAGTTTGGAATAAATTATCTACAGCTGAAAAAGAAATAGGTGGTATACCAAACTCAAGTGAAGATATTAAACAAGCGCACGCTGCGGCAATTGAAATGTATATTCAAGACCATGTAGGTATGAAACAAGATGGTACTTTTGGTAGTTGTTATTTTAATGAACTGCTAAACGATTGGTCAAAGTTTGATATAAACAAAAGAACAAAACATGATGCTTCTATAAGCTCTGGTTTAGCAATAATGGCTAACAATAGACATTTATATAAACCAAACGCTACAATAGAAAAACCAAAACTAAATATAAATATTGCTAGATATTCTAACAAAGGCAATATATCAAAATTAATTAAAAAATAAATATGGCTGTAAGAAGTTATTTTCCATCTCAAGTTGTAAGTGACATTGAAAAAATGAGTTATGACTATGGTTTAAAAGTAGCTAAAGCTATTGAAGCTGAGTGGTTTCACACTGAAAGAGGTAGCAATAGATATAGAACAAATCATAATAATTTTCACAATTTAAGATTATACGCAAGAGGTGAACAATCAATACAAAAATATAAAGACGAGTTATCTATAAATGGTGATTTGTCTTATTTAAATTTAGACTGGAAACCAGTTCCAATTATACCTAAGTTTGTTGATATAGTAGTAAATGGTATAGCTGAAAGAACTTATGACGTAAAAGCATATTCTCAAGATCCTTATGGTGTAGAAAAAAGAACTCAATATATGGAGTCTATATTAGGTGATATGAGAACTAAAGAGTTAGCTTCTTTTGCAGACGAAGCTTTTGGTGTAGATATAAGAGAAAATGATCCTGACACATTGCCTGGATCTGAAGAAGAACTAAAACTACACATGCAACTAACTTATAAGCAAGCTGTAGAATTAGCAGAAGAACAAGCTATAAACGTATTGTTAGAAGGTAGTAAGTATGAACTTACTAAAAAACAATTTTATTATGACCTTACAGTTTTAGGTATTGGTGCTGTTAAAACTGGTTTTAATACTTCTGAAGGTGTTGTTGTTGAGTACGTTGATCCAGCAGATTTAGTTTACTCATATACAGAATCACCTTACTTTGATGATATATATTATGTTGGTGAAGTTAAAAATATACCTATTAATGAATTAGTAAAACAATTTCCTCACTTACAACAAGAAGATCTTCAAGATATAATAAAAAGCACAAGTTATAATAAAGCTAATTATCATAATAATGCTTACAACGCTAAAGAAGAAGATAAAAACAAAGTTCAAGTTTTATATTTTAATTATAAAACTTATATGAACGAAGTTTATAAAGTAAAAGAAACAGGTACGGGTGCTGATAAAATATTACCAAAAGATGATACTTTTAACCCGCCTGAAGACTCAGATAATTTTGGCAAATTACATAGGTCAATAGAGTGTTTATATGATGGCGCTTTAATACTTGGCACTGACAAATTACTTAAGTGGGAAATGGCTAAAAACATGATGAGGCCAAAAAGTGATTTTACAAAAGTTAAAATGAATTATGCTATTGTAGCACCACGTATGTATAAAGGTAAAATAGAAAGTTTAGTTAGTAGAATAACTGGTTTTGCTGACATGATACAACTAACTCATTTAAAATTACAACAAGTAATGTCACGTATGGTGCCAGATGGTGTTTATTTAGATGCTGACGGTTTAGCTGAAATAGATTTAGGTAACGGTACAAATTATAATCCGCAAGAAGCTTTAAACATGTTCTTCCAAACTGGTAGTGTTATAGGTAGATCATTTACAAGTGAAGGTGATATGAACCCTGGTAAAGTACCTATACAAGAAATAGCTAGTGGTAATGGTGGTGCTAAAATGCAAAGTTTAATTGGTACATACAATTATTATTTACAAATGATAAGAGATACTACCGGGCTTAATGAAGCTAGAGATGGTAGTATGCCAGATAAAAATGCTTTAGTTGGTGTACAGAAATTAGCTGCAGCAAATTCTAATACCGCAACAAGACATATATTACAGGCAGGTTTATATTTAACGGCACAAACTGCAGAGTGTTTATCGCTTAGAATATCTGATATATTAGAATATTCACCAACTGCAGATGCTTTTATACAAGCTATAGGTTCTCACAACGTTGCAACATTAGACGAAATGAAAGAGTTACATTTGTATGACTTTGGTATATTTATAGAGTTAATGCCTGATGAAGAAGAAAAAGCAATGCTTGAAAACAATATACAAATGGCTTTGCAACAACAGTTAATAGAGCTAACAGATGCTATTGATCTTAGAGAAATTAAAAATGTAAAACTAGCTAATCAGCTGTTAAAAATACGTAGACAACAAAAGTCAGAAAGAGATCAACAAATAGCACAGCAAAATATACAAGCGCAAGCACAGGCTAACGCACAAACACAGCAAGTAGCTGCACAAGCTGAAATGCAAAAAAACCAAGCAAGAGCACAAGCAGACGCGCAGCTTGAACAAATAAAAGCACAACTTGAATCTCAAAAAATGCAACAAGAAGTTCAACATAAAAAAGAATTGATGGAAATGGAATTTATGATGAACATGCAATTAAAAAATATGGAGGTTGAAGGGCAAAAATCTAGAGAAAAAGAAAAAGAAGATCGTAAAGATGAAAGAACTAGAATACAAGCTTCGCAACAAAGTGAGCTTATAGATCAAAGAAAAGGCGCAAAACCACCTAAAAACTTTGAATCCGCAGGTAATGATATAATGGGAGGCGGATTTAGTTTAGGTGCATTTGATCCTAGATAAAAATTATTAATTATTATTATATTATATTATGGAAGAAAATAATGAAAACGTAGTTGAAGAAACTACACAAGCAACTGAACAACCAGTTGAAGAAACAAAAAAACCAAATATTAATGAAGACGGCGATTACGTTGTTGATTTAAGCAAACCAATAGAAGAAAAAAATGAAACCACAGAAGAAGTTAAAGAAGACAACGCTGACGACAGCGGAGTGGTTGAGCTCGTTGAAGATGCCGACACCACAGAAAAACAAGAAGAAGTACAACCGGAAGCTGAAACACAAGAAGAGCAGCCAGCTTTAGAAGAAGTTACTGAAGAAGAAGTTCAAGAGCAAACAGAAGAATTAGCTGAAGCTATTGAAGAAGCTCAAGAAACTGGTCAAGCAATACCTGAAAATTTACAAAAAGTTGTAGATTTTATGGAAGAAACTGGTGGTACATTAGAAGATTACGTGCGTCTTAACCAAGACTATTCTAGTTATGACGACATGACAGTATTAAGAGAGTACTATAAACAAACTAAAAAACATCTAACTGATGATGAAATAACTTTCTTAATTGAAGACTCATTTTCTTATGATGAAGAAGAAGACGATGATAGAGAAATAAGAAAAAAGAAAATAGCGTTGAAAGAGCAAGTTGCTAACGCTAAAAGCCACTTAGACGGGCAAAAGTCTAAATACTATGAAGAAGTTAAAGCTGGTTCTAGATTAACACCTGAACAACAAAAAGCTTGGGACTTTTTTAATAGATACAACAAAGAAAGCAAAGAGAATAAAAAAATAGCGGACAAACAAACTAATACTTTTAAATTAAAAACTCAACAAGTTTTTAACGATAAATTCAAAGGTTTTGAATATGACGTCGGTGATAAAAAATATCGGTTTAACGTGAAGAACGCTGGTGAGATAAAAGAAACTCAAAGCGACATTAATAATTTTGTCAAGAAGTTCTTGAATGAAAACAATGAAATGTCAGATGCTAAAGGTTATCATAAATCTCTATATACAGCAATGAATCCCGACGCTATTGCTAAGCACTTTTACGAGCAAGGCAGAGCTGATGCTATGAAAGAAAGTGTTGCTAAGGCTAAAAACGTAAGTATGGACCCAAGGCAAGCATTTTCAAATGATAACACAAGTGGCCCTAAAGTTAGAGTGCTTAACGATGATACTTCTCCTACTTTTAAGTTTAAAATTAAAAATAAATAACTAATTTAAAAATAAATAATTATGAGTATTTCAAATGGTGCGTTGTTAAATAGTGTACCTGCTTCACAGAAGCAAACACTTGCAACAAACTACTTAGATTTTACTGGGACTACGGACAATACGTGGGCTCAACAATACCTGCCAGACTTAATGGAACAAGAAGCTGAGGTTTTCGGACCTAGAACAATTTCTGGTTTCTTATCACAAGTTGGTGCAGAAGAGGCTATGACGTCTGACCAAGTTGTTTGGTCTGAGCAGTCAAGACTACACCTTTCATATACAGGTAATGTATCATCTGCTACAGGTGGTGCTAACGCTGGTGGAGGTGCTACTTCACAAATTACAATTGAAAACGATATTGACAGCACTTCAGGTTTTACTGCTGCTAATCACGGTATTAGAGTTAACGATACTATTATTGTTGCTAACTCTGATGGTGTTTTCAAATGTTTAGTAACTTTAGTTGCTAATGCAGTTATCGATGTTGCTCCTTATGGACAAGCTAACTTAACTGCTAACACTACAGCTGATGGTACTACTATACTAGTTTATGGTTCTGAGTTTGGAAAAGCTATGAACTATACTTTACCTGCTGGTACTACTAACACTTCGGATTCAAGAGGTGCTAACGAGCCAACTTTCAAGTCTTTTTCTAATAAGCCGATTATTATGAAAGATTACTACGAAGTATCTGGTTCTGACACTTCAAGAATTGGTTGGGTTGAAGTATCTGCTGAAAACGGACAAGCTGGTTACTTATGGTACTTAAAAGCTGAAGCTGATACAAGAGCAAGATTTGCTGACTACATTGAAATGGCAATGTTAGAAAGTGAATTAAACGTTGCTGGTTCTGTTGCTGATGGAACTACAATTACTGGATCTTCTGCTGGTGCTGGAAACGTAGGTACTGAAGGTTTATTTGCAGCTGTTGAATCAAGAGGTAACGTAGCTACTGGTATTAACGGTGTTAACGCTGCTACTGATTTAGCTGAGTTCGATGCAATACTTGCTGAGTTTGACAAGCAAGGAGCTATTGAAGAATACATGATGTTTGTAAATAGAGCTACTTCTCTTGCTATTGATGACATGTTAGCTTCTATGAACTCTTACGGAGCTGGTGGTACTTCTTACGGAGTATTTAACAACTCTGAAGATATGGCGTTAAATTTAGGTTTCACTGGTTTCAGAAGAGGTTCTTATGACTTCTATAAGTCTGACTTCAGATACTTAAATGACAAAGCTACAAGATA